GAGTCGTCGGGGGCCCAGCCGTTCTCGATCCACTCGTCGACGGTCTCCTGGGAGTAGCCGGCTTCGACGCACGCGACCGCCCAGGGCACGCCGTTGGACACCGCCTTGCCGATCTGCTCGTAGCGCTCGGCGTCGGTGCGCTCGATCAGCGCTTGCCACACCAGCGTGACCGCGGCGCCGATGAACCCGAGCACGTCAACGAGGGCGAACTCCAGGCAGTCGGCGACCATCGCCCGCGAGAAGTCCTTTTGCCGCTTGAGCACCTTCGCCAGGTACGGCCCCTTGTGCTCCTTTTTGGACTCTCCGGACGCCGACGCCGCCGACGCGTCGAAGTAGTCCAGCGGGGTGGTGCTCACCGTGGCCGCGAGTTGCATGACCTTGTCGATGGGCTCCAACAGGTTCTTGCTGTCGGCCGGGGTCAGCTGCCCCACCTGGTCGGTGTCCCACAGGTTGGCCAGCTCGCCCGCGCGGGTGCGCACGCGGTCGGCGTCGTCTTCCTCGTCGTCGGACGCCTGGTCGAAGACGTCACCGCCACCCTTCAGGCTCTTGTCGCTGGACAGGGTGCGGTAGCGCCACGGGATGCCGAAGCCGTCGACCGACTCGCCCAGGGTGGCGATCACCTTCAACAGCAGGTTCTGGCAGCCATAGAGGCACTCGTGCTCGGGCACCCCGTACGGGCGCCGCGTGCGCAGGTGTGCCACGGGGATGCGGCCGTAGGGGTTCAGGCTGATGCCGGGCGGAAGCTGCTCGGTGGCGTCCTCGTCGTCGGGATCGGGGGTCGGGTCCTCGCCGTCGAACGGGACGAAGTTGGCGTCCTCGGTGGCCTGGGCCGCGGGCACGTTGCTGATCAACTTCTCGACCATGATGCCCGTGATGATGTTGACCCGGCGCAGCCACGTCTTCTGGTCGTCGGTGCTGTCGGGCCCTTCGACCAGCCACGTGCGCACGTACTTCGTCGGCAGCATCTCGTTGCCGGGGTCGTAGAACATCCGGGCACCGATGGGCTTGTGCAGGAACACGTCGACGGCCGTAGCCCCCTCGTCCTCCACGGGCCACGTCAGCAGGTAGGCGTCGCCGTAGGTCTCGGCCGCCTCCAGGGCGTCGGGTAGCAGGGACTCCAAGTTGTTGTGGTCCCAGACGTCCCGCTTGAACGCTTCCTCGGCGGCCGGGTTCTTCTGCCCGTTGACGTCGACGGACCAGCCTTCGATCACGAGCTTGTCCAGCACGCCGTCGACACCGCGCTTGGCGATGTTGATCTGGTACTTGTCCGCCGTCTTGCCCAGGACTGCCGCCGTGCGAGAGTTCGCGAACACCTCCTTCACGCCGCGCCCGCGGTAGTACTGCTCGGCGATGAGGTAGTCGACGTCACCCCGCTTAATGATCTTGATATCCGAAACGACTCCCATCGGTAACTCCGTTCCGGATCACTGACCCGCGTAGGTGTGGCTGGAGGACTTGCGCCGACGGCGGGGCGCCTCATCAGGGATAAAGTATCTGACCCCGCTGCCGATCGCGTCGACGATGTCGTCGTGGCCTCGGGGGAAGCTGATCATCTGAGCCTCGGCCGCGGGCAATTTTCGCGCGTGCTCGACGAGGCCGCGCTGGTACTTGCCCAGACAGTTCGCCGCGCGCACCTCCTTCGGTTCCTCCGACCACACCGTGGCCACAGGAACCGGCATGTCGTGGAGCACCGACACGTCCCAGACATCGCCGCCGTTGTTGGTCTCGACCAGGATGCCGACGATCTCGGGGAAGGTCTTCAGCAGGTTGAGGCAGTAGCTCCGCAAGGGCGCGCCGGGGGCGAGCTTGACCTGGGCAGCGAACAACACCCGCGCCTTGGCCACCCTGATCGGCTTGCCGCGCTCGTCGGTGCCCACCTGGACCGCCTTGTTCCCCGCCACCACGGCGACTCCGGTGAAGTCGGACTTCTCCTTGGTGGTGACGGCGGGGTCCAGCGCGAGCACGGTCCTGAGGGCCGTGAACGTCTCGGCGTGGGTGATGTCGTCCGCGCACCAGTACGCCCCGTCGATGGCCATCGGGTCGTTGAGGTAGTTCAGGCTGAATCCGCGGGTGTGGCAGATCGACAGCAGGTAGTCGGTGGGCCACTTCTCCGGCCACACCGAGACGTCCGTCCCGTCCGGGCCCATCGTGAACGGCAGGTAGTGGTGCACCTGGAACAGCTCGTCGAGCACCCACTGGGCCGCGGGCTCGTTCGACTCGGTGATCGTGCGCACCAGGTCGTGCGTGATCGAACCCGGCATGGTCGTGGTGCCGGACAGTTCAACCCGAGCGTGAATGGCCAGGGGCAGGATCGCGTCCACCAGGGTGGTGAGCCGCTGCTCCTTTTGGTACTCGGAGTAGTTGGCCTCGTTGGGTTCGATGTCGTCGAGCAGGATCATGTCCGGGCGCCGGGCGCCGACCTTCATACCCAGGGTGGCCGAGTCCACACCGCGCGCGGAGAACACGAAGCCCATGTCGTCGTCGCCCTGGGCGCGGGCGATGTACATCCCCTTGGTGTCCGAGTCGGACGCACCGCGGATCTTGCCCGGGGTGCAGAGATCGGGGAAGGCGTGGCGCAGCGCCTCGTTGTTGGCCAGCTCGCGCTTGAACGTGGCCAGGTGCATCTCGGCCTGGGGTCCGCTGTGGGCGAAGCTGGCGATGAACTTCAGGTGGCCGTACGCCGCGGCCCACAACGGCAGGATGAGGAACAGCCACGTGGTCTTGCCCGACTCGCGCGGGGCGATGCTGGCGTGGCGCTGGGACCTCGGCGGCGGGGTCGGGTTGATCCACTCCTGTGCTCGGCGGGCCAGGCTGACGTGGAACTCCGAGAACGAGATGACCCCGCCGGTCGACTCGTCGCGAAGGTGGTCACCGAGGTACCACAGCGCGAACAGCAGCGGGTCGAACTCGGCCGCCTGGCGGATCGCCTCGGCGAGCTGCTCCGGCGGCAGGGCCCAGACGTCGTCGGGCACCGAGGACAGGATGGTGTCCACGGTGGTGCGCTCGGCGACGTCCAGGGTCGCGGTCATCCCCGCATCCGCTCGATCGCGTACCGCATGACCTCGTGCTCCAGCTCGGCGTCGCTGAAGTCGCGCACCGAGGGCAGCTCGCGGAACCAGACCGGCAGCCACCATCGCGGCTGAGTCCAGCTGCTGTCGTGGCTGTACGGCTCGCCGACGTCCGTGCTCGGGTCGGCATCCAGCAACTCCTCAACCGGGATGCCCGCGCACGTGAGCGTGGCGAAGTGCACGGGCTCGACCTCGGACCGGATCGGCATCCACCAGCGCGCCCTCATCGCAGGATGCACCCGCGGTGCGGCGTGACGTGGCGGCCCGGCCGGCACGAGTCGGGGTCGGTCTCCACGATGCGAGCGGACTGCCCGTCCAGCGTGGCCGGGATGTCGACGGCCATCGGAATGAGCCCGCCGTACTGGGTGATGTAGATCGGGTGGCCGGCCTGGAGCAGCTCCAGGTCGTCGGCCTCCAGTTCGACGCGAGCCGTGATGGCGACCAGCGGCAGGCCGTCGACCGTCCGGTGCATGGTCTCCAGGTCACCGAAGCCGGACCCCTCGGGGCCGCGGAACAGGACGCGGGTGCCCTGCTGGAGGTCCAGCTCGTTGTCGGGGATCGCGGTGAACTTCATGTCGTTGACCCTTCAACTATCTGTGCTCGGCGGCGTGCCACCCAGTCGGTGGCCACGGGAGGTAGGGGGACCATGGTGTGCACGTGCTGCTCCGGTGCGTCCAGGCCTTCCAGCTTGGCCTTGCGATCGAGCAGCAGCGCCAACGTCTTCGAAGCGTCGAGCACGGGGCCGTCGTCGATCACGGGCTCCAGCTCGCGCGGCTTGCTCGGGTCGGGCGCCATCATGATGACGTCGCCCTTGTGGAACTTGTAATGGTCGGTGTGCATGACCATGATCACCCGCTCGATCGCGTCGTCGAGCTGGGCAACCATGATCGCGCGCTTGAGCGCGTCGCTCAGGACGTCGGACTCCCGGTAGCGGGTCAGACAGTCGGCCACCGCGTCTATGTCGGACAGACCCAGCGCAGCCTTGATTCGCCAACTCGACCATCCCAGCACCGACAGCCGCCACGCCTCGGTGTCGATCTCGTACGGGGTCAGGTACTCCAGCCCCTGGGCCCGCGGCTGCCGAACCAGCACGTCGGCCAGCGTCGGCGCCGCGCGCCGGGTGGGTGTGCGGGGCAGTGCCTCAGCCATCGCCGTCCTCCCGCACCACGAAGGTGATCACCCAGGGCGTGTCGAACGCCTTGCTCGATCCGGGTAGCTCGGCGACCACGCGGAACCCGTGCTTCAGGGCCCAGACCCGCGCCGCCTTCAGCGCGTCGCGCGCCGGCTGGTCATGATCCACGCCCGGGGTCAGCTTCCACCGCTGCCCGTCGGCCCACTGCGCCCAGCGCACCCGGCGCGAACGTTGCCCTTTGAGCAAGATCGGCACCCGAAACACCCCCGCACTAAGTATCACTAAACGCTGTTGCGTAACCGGTTACGACCAGGTCAGCCTATATCACTAAGTATCAGCACTTGTTGATCATGGTTACTGGCCAGTAGCTAATTCGTGTCGTCGTCATCCTCGAAGCTGGAGTTCTTCCTGCCCGTCCCGGCGCACGCGATGCACAAGCCGTCGTCCTCGGTCCAGCCCTGGCCGTAGCAC